CGTTGTTCTTGTCTAACAATTTCTTGGCTTCACGCAACTTAGCAACGTTCATGTTTGTATCTGAACCACCGATGTCGTTAGATACTGTCAATGAAGTTGAAGATGCTGATAAAGCGTCAAGGATCATTTGGTCTTGACGGCGGCCAATAGCGTTACCTAAAACTTGTACAAGCTCTTGACGCTCGTCAAAGTTCACTTTAGCTTGAGAGAAAATGTCGCTATATTCAGCGGCATTATAGTCAGCCAAAGTACAAGTAACGTTAGAGAACGCAACGTTTAATGGAGTTACGTCTGTTTGGCTAATGCGTGGTGTAGCTACGCCCTTGCCAACTTTTGGGAATTTAACTGTAGAGCCTTCAACACCTCTGCGCTGACGAACAGCACCTACCAACATAGCCTTGCCCTGGTAAGACTGTTTTACCTCAGCATCAAAGAGTGTTACAAAGGCGTTTGATAAAGATACGCTCATTTGATTCTCCTAAATGGATAGTAAAAAAATAAATTAATTAAGGGTTCGCTTTTGGTTAGCCTATTTCTAGGGCCATGTGCTTGCTGGTTGCGCCAGCCACTCGTCAACTTTGTTGCGTTAAGGGCCAATTGCTTGGTATGCCTTATCCGTTTTCTAGCAGATATGTTTTAAAAAAACAACACTTTTTATTAAATATTTTTATAAAGCAAAAAAAACCTCCCCGAAGGGAGGCGTAAATCACCGTGAAGTGAGGAGGGTACTAGCTAAAATTCTGTGCAAACATTCTTTCAACCTTTGCACGATAAGCTGGGTCTGACTTGTATTTAGGATCAGCCACCATCTGGTACAACTCATCCTTAGATGGCGCACCTTCTACTGGCATAGACTGAGTAGGAATACGAGAACCCTCATAGGACTCACGCAACTTCATCAGAGCTTTCAAGCCATTGGCTGTACCGCCCATGTACTTGAACTCCTCAAAGTCATCCTTACCCCAAACACCTTTATTTACTAAGCCTCTAGCCCAATCTGTCATACCTTTGATTACGGCATCAGCATTAGGGCCTAAGGCGGCTTTCTCTTGAGCTAGTGATTGCTGTGTGGCTTGGACTTTCTCACCACCCATCTTCACTACTTCACCCACTAAAGTGTCTAAAGCGGCTTGAGAAATGCCGTTTTCTTTAGCCCAGTTCATAACGTGTCCACGAACTGGATCATCTTCTGGGATGTCACCAAACGAGGATGTGTCGTATTTGCCATCAGCTGGAGCTTTGTGCTTACCAGTTGATACCATTTTACGCATATCCATCCAAGACTTGGCAATGCCCTCTAGGTCAGGCTCTGAGCTATCCTTTTTCCAGAAGTTCTCAGGCCACCAATCAGGGCGGTCTAACGGTTCATCATCCTCACTTTGCGCTATATGGCTAATCTCGGTGCTACTTGGATCAGCTTGTTGTGTACCTTGGCTGTCCTCTACGTTAATAGAGTCCAGTAGGCCACCTTCCTGTGGGCTGGATGCTTCGGTATTTTCCATTACATATTCCTCGCTTTTTGAATCCGTGACTCTAAATCCCTGATAATGCTGTTCTGACCTTCACGGTAGTAAGCATAACTAGGGTCGCTACCAGGCACGGCAACTGGTTGCTCTAACAAAGAGGCTCTTAACCACTTCATTAATTTCTCACCATCCTCAGTTGCGAGAACTCTGAGGCATAGCTTGTTCAAATCTTCTACTGCTTGCTGGCTATCCCTGATATCTAGCGATATCTCTTGTAGCCCAGCCCATCCATCACTAATTGCATCTTCTAAGTTTTTAGCCATTATCCCATTGCCTTAACTGCCTCAGCCGCTACCTCAGGGTTCTCCTGAGCCAACTGCTGGGCTTGTTGCATTGACTGCTCCATGTTGAACTGTCTCTCATCAGGGGAAACCCTTAGAGAAGTTGGCACACCTAACTTGTCACCAATGTAATCAACTATAGCACCATACTTAGGAGTTGCTTGTCCCTCTGGCCCCATCTGTGCGGCCATCTGTACAAACTGAGTAACATTCGTTACATCTTCCATATTCTGTGCCATTGCCAATGGAGCGACTGGAGCAACCTTAACCTCAAGACCATTGACCTTCAATGGCATATCAATTAAACCACGGTCATCCATAACCTGTAGCGTTTTAGCAACAACTGGCACCATCGTCTCATTAATCAAGCGACCAAAGGCTGATCCTAAGTTCTGAGACAATTCTTTCATACGCTCAACAACCTCAGTTGCAGAACGAGCAGACATATTATCAGGAGGCAAGCTCTCATCTAACAAGATACGCTTGATGTTTTGCACCAAGTCATTAATGATTAGCTGAGATACATTGAAATCCCCAGAGCGTGGTAGTGGTTTCAATGATTCGCCTTGTGGGCCACCATTCCGAGCTACTGGGATAATCGCTCCAGGGATAATCTTAACAGTCGCTGGATTCAATACACCGTCATCTGCCGCTGTGTAAACACCTGAGATAGCCAATGATGCGTTCTTCAATACCAACTCTTTAACCTTATTCAAGGTCTTAATGTCTGGTAACGCAGTAATCAATGGGCCACGACCATAAATCTCACCAGCCACTTTCATGTAACGACCTACAATCCAAGGGCTATACTTCATTCTGCGGTAAACAAGCTCTTGCTTAGACTCTTTATGGATCACATGGTAGCAATAGTCACCACGCTTATGGTCATAAATGGTAGCCTCAACTAGCTCAACATCTTCAGTTGGCTTGTTATCAATCTTTGTCTGCACATCAGGAGGAATAACGGCATCTTTCCATTGTTGAATAATAGCCTCACCCTTTAAACGCATACGTCTGTACACGTTGTCCACCTGTCCATTAGCACCTTCTTCAAAGGTTACCAAGAACTGTGGCACAGGAATGTAGTTAATTGGAGTTACATCGTCACCTGGCTGAACCAAGAGAACACCTGTACCAACCGCCAAGTCTAACAAGAACTCACCAATAGCGATGTCAAAGTTAGATTGCTTGATAGTTGCAAACATCTTCTCTGAGTAAATCTCTAAAGCCGCATTAGCCTCAGTTCTGCGATCCTCAGGAATATCAGGGCCAGCCTCAAGACGGCACCATTTACGCTGTGGAGGGAATACACCTGACTGAATACGGTTAGCGAAACGCTGAGTAGAGTTGATAGCCGTAGCATCAAATACTCGGTTCATCTTCTTGGCACCACCACGACCACCATCATAGTGACCATCGTATAGATTGCGCTGAGGTAGAGCGAACTCATAAGCCTCATCGTAAAGATCCCTAAAGTCCTCTTTCTTACGCAAGGCAATATCTTGACGTTTCAAGATATCTTCTGGTTTTAATCTCATCATCTCTGCCATATCAATCCTTTTTCTTATTTCTTTCAGCAAAGTTGCGAGCCGCCTCTTTGCTACCAAAACCCCAAGCCTTTAGGGCTAACTTCAATCTTGTTGGCTTACCATTCTCATCCACTAATGGCCCAGCCATACCACCAAATCTTGCGGCAAAAGATACACGTCTAGGGTTCGTGCCTTCTTTAACTGGAGCTTTTAGGTTTGCACCTTCAGTTCTCTTGAAGTATTTACGACCAGCCTCAGTAAGACCGCCCTTAGGGTTCTTATGCTCTTTCTTCATTCGTACCACTCAATCATTAAATGAGCCATGTGAGCTTGACCACTTCTATTCGTTAATCTAAATACATAAGTCGTTAGTGGAGACAATACATATTGGAATGAAAATGCGGCGGCACCACTTGCTTGACCGCCAGAACCACCAGCAAGAAACTCACCAGTTAATTGAGTGCCAGTATTGGTAACAGTTGGATTAATCAATATCGCACTTGAACTTGTATTTGTTGATGGTCTATAACGATTGATGGCTGTAAACGATGTTCCACCAGTTACTGTTGCATTTTCAAAAATAGTAAACTCTGCATCACCGCCACACCTAACATCAAAAACTAAATGTGGATATTTCCCACTAGCCCATGCAACAGCAAGATTGATAGAGGCATTATCTGCTAATTTATTTGCATCACCATTTAAGTGATAAGCGTAAAAGGCTCTGCCCTCATGTAACCTAACATGATTAATATCAGCCATAACAAACGGTTTTTCTGAACCAGCAACAATTTGATTGCCGTCTTTATCAATATAAGTTGGCGTAACATATATTGACTTAGTGCTTTCAGACTCTCGTTGAACAGTAATAGCCATTAGCTGTCATCTTCCTCATCTAATTCCATAGCTTTCTCAAGATCCTTCTCGTTTGCTTTTGAGCGACCTTTTTGCTTGGCTAACATTAGAGCTACTTTTTTGTGGAAAGCGGTAGGCTTTTTAGGCATATCATCTTCGCCTTCATCCTTGCCCTCACCGTTTAGATAGATTTCAATCTTCATTATTTAGCCTTAGGTTTCATTGCGGTTTTAGCCGCTTTTCTAAATGCCGCATCAGTTGGCGCACCTTCAGCACCAGGCTTACGCATCTTCTCACCAGAGCCTTCACGGATACGCTCACGCTTTTTATGGATATTGGCATAAAGTCCAGCTTTCATATCAATAGCCTCCAGCCTTGCGACCTTCAGACATTGCGATTGCCTTAGCTTGTTCTGGTGTCTTTACCTTTTGACCAGAGCTTGATTTCAACTTGCCTTTTGAATACTCACGCATTACTTTGGCAACCTTGCTTTGCATCTTGTCTTTGTTTGGCATGACTAATCCTTATAGGTTTTGGCTACTGCCTAGAGTTTCAACACCAGCCTCAGCGCTTAAGCGAGCATCTGATAACAACTGACGGCCTCTGCGTCTTGCGCCACGCATCCTTGCGCCAGATTCTTCTTCAGCACGAGATGC